CATTTCAATCTGTTTAAGGGAAACAAAACAAAAATAACAAGGAGCAAATAGCATGAGTCAAGAAACAGGAGACTTAGTAAAAAAACAAGGTGGTGCGTTAGCAACATTAGACTTTGTATCAGATTCAGGAATGGGTCTTGAGAACATAGATAAATCTGATCTCGCATTACCGTTTCTGAAACTGTTACAATCAGGTTCAGATGAGACTAAAAAGAAACATGCAAAGTATGTTGAAGGCGCAGAGGCGGGTATGTTTTATAATACAGTCACCAAAAAACTATATAATGGTGAAAAGGGTATAGAGGTTATACCTGTTTATTATAAAATGACATATCCAGAATGGGCACCTTTCGAAAAAAGGGAGGGTAGACCCATACATAATGACAGAGGGCCTGAGATCATGGCTAAAACAAATCAGAACGATCGTAACAAAGATATGTTGGATAATGGTAATGAGATCATAAAGACAGCAAATCATTTTGTTATTGTATTAGGTGATAGACCTGAAAAAGCTCTGATGACCATGAAATCGACACAGTTAAAGGTTAGCAGAAGTTGGAACTCGTTAATGGAGGATCAATTTGAGGTTGACCCAAAAACCAACAAATCTGTACCTGCACCGATGTTTTCAAGGGTTTATAAACTGAATTCCGTTGAAAACTCTGGCAGTTTTACTTGGCATGGTTACAACGTTAATCTATTAAAAAAGGTTGACGATGCGGGCATCTATCAGATGGCTAGAGACTTTCACACTTCCTTAAAAAAAGGTCAGGCGAAAGCCGAGTCTTATACAGAAGAGGAATCTAACTACTAATTCTCTTTTATGAGAGATAGGAGCGGTAAAGGGAGACTGGAGCCGCTCCGACCCGGGATCGTTATGGTTGATAAATTTATAAAATTATTTACTGGATACGAAGGCGATTTTGGTATTGCGGACATGTCTTCCGCTGAATTAGACACAGAAAAAAATAAACTTAAACCAAATTACGAATGGGCAGGTAGACCTGTGACACAGGGTGATTATAGGGATCACGTGGCAGGCAAAATATCTATAGGGGTTCAACCATGTAGATTGGACAAGACAGCTCAATTTGGTTGCATAGATATAGATCCAAAAAATTATTCCACGTTTAAGATAGAAAACTATCTAGCATTATTTCAACAATATAAATTACCTTTGATACCTATGTTATCAAAAAGCGGAGGATTACATTGTTATTTGTTTTTAAAAGAGCCAATACCAACTGTCGATCTAATCTCGGCATTAAAATCTTTTTTACTGCCACTTGGATTAGATCCTGACACAGAGGTTTTTCCAAAACAGAAAGAATTAAAGGAAGATGACAAAGGAGATGTAAAACCAGGAAACTTTATAAACCTACCATATTATAATAACGGAGAGACAAATAGATATGCGGTTGACAAAAATAATAATAAATTAGACATAGAACAATTTTTAGATTTAGCAGAACATAATAAGATAGGCAAAGACGAGTTAGACAAACTGGTAGATGAGACATATAAAAATATCTTAATAGGAACAAATAAAGAGTTTGAGGATGGTCCACCGTGTTTGGCTTTGTGTTCCAAAAGAAAACTAGATGATGGCAGAGATAGATTTATGTACAACTACATGGTCTTTGCTAAAAAGAAATACAAAGATAAATGGCCAGATCATGTTGCAAACGCTAACTATACTTATCTTGAGACACCTTGGGACAAGTCAAAATTAGATTCTAAGATAACCGCTTGGAGAAAGGACACTGCGGGTCACACATGTTATGAAGATCCCATACATAGTAAGTGTATGCGTAGTCTTTGTTATACCAGACCATTTGGTGTCAGATCAGATAGTATCACCATGTTTCCAGACATCACAGATTTTGAGATCATCATGTACGCGGAACCTGAATATAGATTTAATGTGGCATTACCAGATGGCACGAAAGCTGGCGTTGTAGCAAGCAACAGGCGACTAATAACCAAACAGACAGAGTTATTAGATCTGATATGGGAACAGACTGGTATCTATCACGAGCCATTGAAACCAAAAGATTTTAGGGCAAAGCTTACAGAATTTAGAAAAAACTCTACAACAATAACACCGCCTGCAGGAACACAGATAGAGGATAGATTAAAAGAAGAGCTATATCAGTATTGTGTGAATGGCCCACGTGCTAGGGAAAGAATACATATCAACAGCGGATCTTGCCTGACCGAGGAGGGTCATCATTTCTTTAGATTTAATTCTTTTCTGGATCATTTAGGCTCTAGTTGGAAAATACCAGAGGAGAGGATCGCACAAAAATTAAAAGATAAATGTGGTGTTGAATTTAATCACTCTTTAAACGTTGATGGAAAAACTTTAAAAGTTTGTAGGGTCAAACAACTGCATATAGATAAGATAGAATATAAACCAGTGGATAGAAAGAAAAGTAACTACTAATGAGATATAAAGTTGTGGGTCCACCAGGCACAGGTAAGACAAGAAGATTATTAAACGAGGTGCAGAGATATGTCAACAAGGGCATAAGATTAAACAGAATAGGATATTTTGCATTTACTCGTAAGGCTGCTAATGAGGCAAGAGATAGATTTTTAAAAATAAACACAGAGCTTACAAAAAAAGATATTAAATACTTTCAAACACTGCACTCTCTTGCATTTAATCAATTAGGATTGAGAGAGGAGAATGTCATGCAGGATCTTAATTATAAGGCCATAGGTGAGTCTTGTGGCATACAGATCAAATATGCCTCGTACGAGACTAATCATTGGAATGGCATATTTTCTTCTGACAGCGAGTATCTGAGTCTGATAAACCTAGCTAGGGTAAAACAGATACCACCAATAGAACAGTTTGATTTAAATGAACACTTATCGAAAATAGAGAGAACCAAATTAGAGGCCATAGAGGCAGAAATAAATAATTATAAAAAAGTTTATGGACTTATAGATTTTACAGACATGATACAAAAATTTTTAGATAAAAATGTTACCCCAGATTTTGATGTGATATTTGTGGATGAGGCACAAGATCTATCACTGATACAATGGTCAATGATAAACAAGATAGAGAAAGACACGGGTTGTGATGTTTGGGTTGCAGGGGATGATGATCAAGCAATATTTGGTTGGGCTGGCGCTGATGTAGATTCTTTTATAAATTATGATGCAGAGGAGATACCATTAACAAAATCAGAAAGGGTGCCAAGTAGTATACAAGAGATTGCATTAAATGTCATCAATAGGATAGAAGAAAATAGGATTGACAAAGAGTATTTTCCAAAATCAGAATCTGGCACAATATATGAAAGATTTAAATTATCAGATATTGATATGTCAAAAGGTGATTGGTTGATTTTAGCTAGAACGAAATCTATACTAAAATCTGTGCCAACGTATCTAAAAAAGAAGGGTTATTTTTTTAACACTGCTCAAGGTAATAGTATAGGTAAGAGTTTATATGAAGACATAAACAACTGGCAAAAATTACAGAAAAAAATAATACTACCAGATATACAGATACAAAGAATAAAAGAGAGAATGAGTGGAGAGATGAATCTATCTCTATATTGGTATGATGCTTTTGATTTATTAACAGATAGTCAGATCATGTATATGAAATTACTTTTATTAAGCGGTGAAGATCCAACTGAGGATGCAAGAATAAAAGTATCCACGATACACGGGGCTAAAGGTGGTGAGGCAACAAACGTTGTGTTATTTTTAAACCACACAGCAAATACGATAAAGGGAGCAAAAAAATCTAAATCAAAACAGGATGAGGAATATCGTGTATGGTATGTTGGTATCACTAGATCTATGAAAAATCTTTATCTAATAAAACCACAAAAAAAATCAAAGGAGTTTAAGATATGAGAGATGATCTAATGGTGCAACAACAGATAGGGAGCAGGTGGCAGCATATGGTTGCTGTTATCTGTCTTAATCAAACAGGGAGAAAGAAAGTAAAAAAAATCTTACCAAAACTTTTTGATAGATTTCCAACACCTCAAAAATTGTTAGAGTCTGATAGAGAAACCTTAGCAGATATCATAAAAGAATTAGGTATGCACAATGTCAGGGCACAGAGGATATGGAGAATGTCAGAGGAGTATCTAAGGTGGGATGGTGAGGATGCAACAAAGTTATTTGGTATAGGAAAGTACGGTAGCGATAGCTATGAGATATTTTACAAGAATAAGATACCGGACAACGTTCAAGATAAAGAACTTAAACGATATATAAAGGAGGAACTAGATGTCTAAAGAAGACCCATATCTAAAACAGGTTTCGGGAACACACTACATATACATGAAGATACAGCCTGCAGAGTTTATAAATAAGAATAAATTGCTTTTTGCGGAGGGCAATGCTATAAAATACATATGCAGACACGCTCAGAAAGGTGGAGTGGAGGACATAGATAAGGCGATACATTATCTAGAGATGATCAAGGAAAGAGACTATAAATGATATTTAAGGCACAGACAGAGTGGGTTAAACCCACAGAGTTTCCTGATCTTAGATTCTGTGATGAGATAGCGATAGATTTGGAAACCCATGATCCAGAACTTAAGACTATGGGCACAGGTTCTGTCACAAAAAAAGGTAAGGTCGTGGGCATCGCTGTTGCAACAGATGGCTACTCAGGCTACTTTCCATTTGATCATGAGGGTGGTGGTAATCTAGAAAAAAGTAAAGTAATTCAGTGGTTTACGGATATTTGTAAATCAGAATCCACAAAAATATTTCACAACGCTATGTATGATGTTTGTTGGATAAGATCAATGGGGATAAAAATTAACGGACAGATTGTTGACACCATGATAGCAGCATCATTAGTCAACGAAAACAGATTTAGATATGATCTTGGATCTCTTGGTTGGGATTATTTAGGTCACGGAAAGAATGAGACTGAGTTAAACAATGCAGCAAAAGAGTGGGGGCTAGATCCAAAGGCTGACATGTGGAAGATGCCGGCGATGTATGTCGGTAATTATGCAGAGAGAGATGCGGAGCTAACCCTAGGACTTTGGAAGATCATGCAAAAAGAAATTATAGAACAAGATCTTGAATCTATCTTTAGCCTTGAGACTGATCTTTTTCCTTGTCTGGTAGATATGCGATTTCTTGGGGTGAGAGTGGACGTTCAAAAAGCTCATACAATGAAGCAGCAATTAGCATCAGAAGAAAAGAAACTCCTGCAAAAAGTAAAAACAGAAACAGGAATAGATACTCAAATATGGGCAGCAAGATCGATAGCCAAAGTTTTTGACAAACTAGATTTACCATACGATAGAACCGCAAAAACACAAGCACCCTCCTTCACAAAAAATTTTTTGTCTGCTCACCAACATCCTTTGGTTCAATGTATATCAAAAGCAAGAGAGATTAACAAGGCACATACGACATTCATAGACACTATAATAAAACATGAACATAATGGTAGAATACATGCTGATATAAATCAGATTAGATCAGATAGCGGTGGCACTGTCACCGGTAGATTTAGTTATTCTAATCCAAACCTACAACAGATTCCTGCTCGCAACAAAGACTTAGGTCCATTGATCCGATCCCTCTTCGTACCTGAGTCTGGTTGCGAGTGGGGATGCTTTGACTACAGCCAACAAGAACCAAGGCTCGTAGTGCACTACGCATCCCTAGATCAAGATACAAGCGTCTTTGGTGTCAAAGATTCTTATCTACAAGATGACGCTGACTTTCATACTATCGTTGCAAAGATGGCTGACATACCAAGATCACAAGCTAAAGTTATTAATCTTGGATTATTTTACGGTATGGGTAAGGCTAAACTACAAGCAGAGTTAGGAGTATCAAAAGAAAAAGCAGATGAACTGTTTACCATCTACCACGAGAGGGTTCCGTTTGTTAAAAGTTTGATGAACTCCGTATCCAACAGGGCACAACAACGTGGACAGATAAGAACTCTACTGGGTAGATTATGCAGGTTTCACCTGTGGGAACCTAATCAATTTGGCATACACAAGGCATTACCCTTTGATCAGGCACGACAGGAATACGGAGCAGGCATCAAGCGTGCTTACACCTACAAAGCACTTAATAAATTAATACAAGGGTCTGCCGCTGATATGACAAAAAAATCAATGCTAGAACTTTATAAGGAGGGCATTGTTGCTCACATACAGGTACATGATGAGCTAGATATATCCGTGGAAGATGATATAAAAGCTAAACGTATTAAAGAAATTATGGAATCCGCGGTTGACTTAGAAATACCAAACAAGGTAGACTACGAATCGGGTAAAAACTGGGGAGAAATAAAATGAGGAGTATACATGGCTTATCTAAATGCAAACATACCAGTGGAGTATGCACAAATAAGAAGGGAATATTTATATGATCTTAAAAAACATCATGGAGAAGTTGAAGACTGCATTATCTTTGGCATTAGCTGTATGTCAGGTCGCGCTATTTTATTCCATGCGATTATGGAGAACGGGGCTGTCTTTTATCGTCTCCCGATATCTGCCTTCATACAGAAAAATTTTAGACCGGAAGATGTTCCTAAACGTAGACTTGATGAGCTTGAGTTATGGAATTCTTTTAGTTATTATCCTGCTATTACTTGTTGGGATATTCTAACAGGGGTATCAGGAAAATACATAGGAAAAGATAAGAAATGGCACACAGGTAATTATTTATTTACCGTTGACTTTGCACATCCAGATAGTAATATATTAGATACCGAACATTCAGAAGTACCGCACGAACACAAGTGCGCTCACATAATTGCATTAGATGATGGCAATTATGCAGCACAGCCAAACAATAGATGTATATGGGATCTACCTTCTTTCACTGTGAAAGACAATATTCCTGATTGGAAAGTGCAAACAAATGAATGGAATGTAGAGGATACGGGTAAATGGAAAACGGAAGATACTGATAAGTTCTTCTATGAAATCGAGGAGAAAAAACATGATTAAAAGATTTATAAGAAGATGGATCTTAAGACCCATTAAGAAAATCAAAGATAGGTTTTTTAAATGACGACATGTAACAAGTGCTATCATCCATGTCATTGTGGAGAAGAGAATGATCTACATGCAGATGAATACGGTGTTTGTACTTGTGAGGGATGTGATTGTAAAAAAGAAGAAGAAAAGGATGATTAACTATGGAGAGTTGCAGGGTGAATTATTATTTTACAGCGGCCTTAATAATATTGATATGTCTCCTAACCATGATGGAGCCTGCATATCCAAATACAACTCAAAATAATACATCAGGATCTAATACATCTATCACAGGAGGATACACAAGTTCGGCCACAAATACTTATCAAAGTGGTAGCTCTAATAACACCACGACCACAAATAATTCCACATCTAATATGAGATCGGCTCCACCAACAGCATCAGCGCCGAGTGTGACCAACGCAGGATCAGATGTTTGTCTAGCAGGTGCAAGTGCCGGTGTTCAAACTTTTGGTATTGGTGTATCGGGTGGTAAATCTTTTAGGGATAAGAATTGTGAGAGAATAAAATTATCAAGAGAATTAAATAGTTTAGGCATGAAAGTTGCAGCTGTGGCGATACTTTGTCAGGACGAAAGGGTATTCTTTGCCATGGAACAGGCAGGCACACCATGTCCTTTTGAAGGTAAGATTGGTAAACAAGCAAAAGCAGCCTGGAAAAAATACGACAAGTTAAGACCTGACTACGAAACTTATGTGCAAAATTTAAAAATTATTGAAAAGAAAAACGAGGAAGAGCAAGCACAGATTACTAAAGAGATGGAGGCATCAGATAAATTAAAACAAAAAGAAGATATTCAAACGAAACAAAAAATAGATTGGAAGGAACCTAGATGATAGAAAGAGTAATATTAAAATTCTGTGATTTTTTGGATAATTCCATATCTTTTGTAGAAACAGGTGTAATAAGAATATCAGAATGGTGTTGGCATACCAGAGTTAAACTGTTAAAAAGAAAAAGAAAAAGATGAGCAATAAACCACTCAATATCGGAGAAGAGGCACGTGTGCAGATGCCGATGAAAACCGTAGCTAGTTTGATCGTGCTCGTCGCAATGGGCGTCTTCGCTTATACGGAGCTGACGGCGAGGTTAGTATCGTTAGAGACATCACGTGAGTTGTTTGAAAATGATTTATTAAAAA